ACGCGCTAGCAATGAATCAGGTCAACCCCGACGGCACGAAGAACTTCGTGTACAACCCCGACTCGGACTTCTTCGACATCAGCCGCGTGTTCCGTCCCGCCGATCGCATCGGCTACACGCTCAAGAAGGTCGCGGACGCGGGGGGTCGGCTCGCGGCAGATCTGGGCATCGAGGCCGACGACGCGGCGCGGAAGACGGCCGCGGCGCGGAAGCTGTCGGAGATGAGCAAGGTGATCCGCGGGGAGCCGATCGCGGTCTCCACCGTGCCCCGCAGTGAGCGGGACCTCGCGGTTCGGTTTCGCGACTACGCCGGCAATCGGCTGTCGCGATCGCCAGAGTTGCCGTCACGCGTCGTGCAGGCCGCGGCGCTGTGCCCCGGCGTCGGCCTCCGCGGCGTCGTCACGACCGCAGAGCAGGCCGGCGTGGTCCTCAAGGACGCAGAATTCGCGGAGGCCGCGATTACCCAGCTGACGGGTCGGCCGTCTAGGGTCGCCCCCGACGTTCTGATTCGTCTCGCGACCGCGGCCGACGCGGCGCTGGAGCTTTTCGCCGAGTCACCATCGCTGCTCGACTACGTGCTCGACGAGTGCAAGCTCGGCGAGGCGTCCGCTGTCGACGCGGCGCTGGCGTCCGCTCTCATCGAGGTCCGCGAGAAGCGCGCCTACACGGGGGACATGCTGTATCGGCGCCTCGTGCCCGAGGGAGCCGGCCTGCGACCCGACGCGGCGCCGACCACCGACCTTCTTCACGCGGGAAACGAGGTCACAACCCGCGGGGCGGCCCTCGACGGGCAGGACGCGGTAACACGCGCGCACATGCGGAAGGTGCTCGGCGGCACGGCGCTCATGTTGGGGAGCTACAAGATGCTGACGGCCTACCCGTGGCTTCGCAAGGCGCGGGCCCCGCTCGCCGTCGGTATTGGTGCGCTGGGACAGGCCGCGCTGTCGCCGCGCCCGGGGTCGACCCGAGGCACGGCCGAAGGTCTGGACGTGCCGGACATCACCGAGACGGCACCGAAGATGGCCTCGCTAGTCAGCATGGTCGAGTGCCGATCGTCCTCGTCGGGCGCACTCGACGTTTCTCGTGCGAAGGTCGGATCCGTCGTGGATCCGATAGTCGGCCTGGTGCTCAACATCGAGCACGTGGTGGACTTCCTGGGATCGGTCGTCATCGGCTGACTTGGGGATTTTCGACAACCGCCCTATCATCTCGTTGCAACGGAGACCGCACATGATGCTCACGCAAGCGTTTCAGCTACTGGAGCCCGAGGCCGAAAAGACGGCCGCCGTGGCCCCGTCTCCTCGCGCCGTCTCGGGCGGGGGATCGCCGAGCGACGCCGCGGCGGCCGGGCTCCGGCAGGCCCTCAAGGAAGCGACCGCCGAAGTCGAGGCGCCGACCAAGACGGCCGGCCAGGCCTCGCCGCTCGACGATCTCACCAAGCTCGCGGCGAGCGTGGTCGCGGACGAGCACGCGGCGACCCTCAAGGAAGCGCAGCTGTACGGCGCCGCCGTGTGTGACGGCTTCGTGGCTCGCCTCGCCCAGTACAACGAGGCCGCGCACAAGACCGCGGCGGTCCTGCCCGCCGTGAAGACCGCGGCCGTCGCGGGCGGCACCGACGACTTCGAGAAGTTCGCCTCGGCGAACCCGGAGATCGTGCGCGAGGCCCACGACCTCGGCTACGAGCAGACCAAGCTCGAGCTGAACAAGCTGGCGGAGGCCGCGGCGCTGTACGGCTACAACGGCACCATCCAGTGGATCCACAAGACGGCCAGCGACGTCTTCGTCGCCGGCTTCGCGGACACGGCCCGCCTCATCGAGGCCGCGCGCTGAGCATGCCCGGCGACCCGGACATGTGCGTGATCGATCGGCTCCGCGCCGCGGCGTTGTCCGTTGTCCGGACGGCCTCGGACTTGGGCCCGTTGATCGCGGCGGGCGGCATGGGTGCCGCCGCGGCGGGCATCCCGATCGCGCTCATGATGCGGGCCCATGAGCGCGAGGCGCGTGGTCGCGCGCGCAACGTCGGATTCGGCGCCGGCGTCGCGACCGGGCTCGCCACGCCCGGCATCATCAGAGGCCTCCACAACATGACCAGGGAGCCGGAGCAATGACCAGGATTGTCGACGCGATCGACGCGGCCGTTCGCGGCGCTCGCGAGGTGGATCGTCGACGACGCGAAGAGCGCGTCGCCGTCAAGGAGGCCGCGGCGCAGCCGCGGACGGACCTCGCGCAGGGACTTCGCCAGATGGCGTCGGCCTTGCGACAGGACAGAGACGGTCATGCGTGATTCCGACACGCTCAGGAAGATTGCCAGCGACCTCCGCGTCGAGGCCGATCTGCGTGACGCGCACCGAAGAGTTCAGTCCATCCGGATCGTCACCGCCGCCGCCGGAATCACCGCGCTGCGCAAGCTCGCAGGAGGGCGCTCGTGAACCTTCGCAAGGTCGCCAACGTGTTCGACGCCATGGCCACGTACGTGGACGCGGTCGAGGGCGAGAAGAACGCTGCCGCCGAGTCCGTGCGCCTGGCACGCGTCGACAAGGTCGCGTCCGCGCACGCAACCGCGCACGGCGAGGCCATCCCAGACGACATCCGACGCAAACTCGCCGAAACCGACCCGTCCGTCCTGGCGTACGTGGAAAACGTGCTCCAGAAGCAGTCCGGCGTCGTCGAAGCGCTCGGCGCGCCCGCCGACTCCGAAACCAATGAATCCCGAGGCATCAAGCAGGCGTCCGATGACGCTTTCGGCCGCTTCGGCAACTGGATTCTCTCGTAGCTCGCACCCACGGAGGAAACTGACATGCTGCTCAACTCGAAGTTCGACATTCTGCGCGGGTATCCCAAGGAGGGTGCGATCGACGAGACGTACCCGATCCACGTCACCACCGGGACCTTCGATTCCATCGTCCTGGGCATGGTGGTCAAGCTCGGCACCGACGGCGCGGTCGTCGCCGCGACTACTCCGGATCGGTCGACCGTCGAGGCGATCTCCACCTGGGTCGTCGTCGAAGGCAATGACGACCCCGCGGGCGCCTTCCTCCAGAAGGCCGTCTGCCTCCGCGCCAACGCGGTGTTCCGGCTCGACGCGAGCAACCTCAACGCGGGCAGCTATCCGCCGAGCACGCGCCTCACGTTCTCCGCTGGCAAGTGGCAGCCGGCGGTCACCAACAACCAGATCATCGGCGAGGTCCTCGAGGACAACACCGCGACCGATGGCACGATCGTCGTCTACTACTCTGGCGGCGACACGGCCGCCAAGTAGCCCTCGGCCGGGCAACCATCAAACCTCGAAGACCCCAGGAGATCTGAATGTCGGCAGCCTACAAGACCGAGACCGAACAGGCCTCGGCCCAGTACATCAACAGCAACTTCGTTCGCAAGCTCGAGGAGGGCCGCACCAAGGAAGCGGAGGCCGAGGGCAGCGCGTTCGTCCGCCAGCGGCTCCGCCAGGAGAGCTTCGCCCGCGAAATCATCGAGCCGATCCTGCTGCAGGACGACGAGCTGGATCGCGACGAGAACAGCGACATGCCGAAGAAGATCGTGGAGAAGGAGCCCGACTCCATCGCCACGTTCGTCCCCTTCAACGGCAGCGGTCGTGCCACGTTCTTCCGCGGCAAGCGCTTCGCCGTCTACTTCGGCAAAACGGAGAGCCAGCACTTCAAGACGCGGAAGTGGAACCTGATGACGTACCAGAACGACATCAGGAAAATCCTGTCCGACAACTCCGTCAAGGACATGTCGGACCAGGAAGACCAGAAATTCACGGACACGATCAATGGTCTGATCGCCCTGAACCTGGCCACCCAGCGCACCCAGGCGGCGAGCTTCGGCTCGTCGGCGTTCAAGAAGGGCTTCCAGGCGCTCGTCCACCGCAAGCAGCCGATCGGCAAGATGCTGATGGCCAAGGAGCTGTACTACGAGGCCATCGACCTGCCGGCCACCTCGGTGGGCAACGACGTGGCGTCGCGGCACTACGACCTCGGCATCGAGGCCGAGGAGAAGCTTTGGGGCATCCCGGTGGTGTCGTCGATCAAGAACGAGATCATCGACAACCCGTCAACGGACCCGACGATCGGTCGCCGCAGCGCGTACATCTTCGCGCCGCAGAATTACCTGGGCGTGTTCTTCCTACTCCAGGACGCGACGCTGTACATCAAGCAGGAAGCCGACCTGATCGAGTTCTGGAGTTACGCGGCTCCGGGCATCGGCATCGGCAACACGCTGGCTTTCCAACGCATCGACTTCCCGCTGTTGTGATCACATGCTGAGGATCGCCAAAACCAGCCCGGGCGTCCTTGACCTCTCAGCAGTCAAGGACGAGTTCGGGCTTCCCGTGATCTTGAACGGCCCGTCACATCGAGACGTCCCGGACCACGAGGAGAGCAACCCGGTTCTGCAGCGAGTCGTCGAAGTGCAGTGGGTGACCCTCACCTCCGTTCCGATCGAAGCATCGTCTGACGATGCACCTGCACCGGATGACGCTTTGGGTGTCCTGTCCGTCCTCGACGGAAGCGAAAACCCTGCGCCGAAGCAACTCGAGACATCTGAGGGCTTGCTCACCGAAGATGACAACGTGTCTTCGTCTCCTGCCCAAGTCTCACACGAAGAAACACGCGACACGATTCAAAACACCGACGTATCGAAGCCACTCAAAAATAAAACGGGACGCCGTACATAGCGCGCATCCGATAAGCCACGATGAGCATCCGTGCGCTCAACCAAACGCTACCTGAGTTCGGTCTCGTAATCGCGAGCGCGACAAACGCCGCGTCTGGTACGACGATCACTCCGGGGAACAACGCGTATGGATCGTACGCGCAGTTGATTGCTGGTGCTTCGGTCACCGATGACGTATTCGGGTTTTGGATCAACCTAAACACGTTAGCTGTTTCGGGTTCGGCTCGAGACGGTTTGCTTAAAATCGGGACCGACCGCTCCGGAGGATCCAGCTTCACAGACACCACCATAATTGATCTGTTGGTGTCGTGCGCCGGAGCCAATGCCGGCAATAATTCTGGCGGAATATGGTATTTTCTACCATTCCGTCTCCCTGCGGGGACCTCTATCGGAGCCGCTGTGAGCGTAAACAACGCCACAATCGGGGCATGTTCGGCATTTGTTCAGTTACGATGCAAGCCTAAATATGCGCCGCCACGCTGCGCGACTTTCATGCGGGCATTCGGCACTGCTCCGTCAACCTCAAGCGGAACCGCGCTTACACCTAGCAATGGTAGCAAGAGCGCCTATGTCCAAGTAGGATCTGCGCTCGCCGATCAGATCTGGTACTGGTGTCTAGGTGTCGGGTCAAACAATGCAGTGATGCAAACTGTGGCGGGCGCGTTTGATTTAGCTGTTGGGTCAAGCACGACCATCAATCGTCGTGTAATCGCAGACCAACTTGTTGTCTGCAACACAGCAGAGGCCCAAGGATTTCGTTCTCTAGGTGAATACGGATTGGGAAACATTGGCGATAAGGTATTTATCCGGGGTGGTGCAAACGGGGTTTGGAACACCGGATGTAGCGTAGCTGCATACGGGTTCGGTGGATAATCCATGGCCATCACGACGTACACTTCACCACCCGTGAATACGCCCGCAAAACGCACACGAGCGTACTTCGACATGGAGGTCTTCATTCAACACCTAGGTGCTGGAACTGGAGACTACGTGGGCATTGACCTTGTGAGCATAGCCGTCGATGCAGTGACACACATCGTGACCATCGTCGTGAGCAATCCGATTCCGGCTCGGCAGCTCGCTAGGTACAATCTGACATGACCAACTTCACCACGCTGAGTAACTCGCATACGTGCACTCAGAATGTGGAGTTCTCTCTCCCGAACAACGCGAATTTTTCATCCGGATCACCGCGGACCACTACGGGTTACGTCGGCGTACGGATCGACTTAACAACGCTTGTAGCTGGCGACCTTTGCGAAGTTAGAATCTATAGCGGCGTCAACGGTGGCACATTAACTTCACAGGATGTTGCAACCGTCGATGTCGCGCAAATCTATTTAATATGGCCGATGCTCGTTACCAACGGATGGGATTTCTCAGTCAAGATCACAACCGCGACATCGCGCGTTGTCCAATGGGACGTCATTCAAGACACGAATGACGTCAACATGAATTCGGTCACGGCAGGAGCGATCGCGGCAGCGGCGTTCGCGTCAGGCGCGATCACATCGACGGTGATCGCAGCATCCGCGATCGGCGCGTCACAAATCGCCAGCGCAGCGATCACAGCAGCCAAGTTCGCGACCGACGCACTGGACGCCAATGCGCTCGCGGCGTCGGCTGTCACGGAGATCCAAACGGGGCTCGCGACATCCGGATCGATCACGACGCTGCAGACGAGCGCGACGGATATTCAGGCAAGATTGCCCGCAGCGCTTGTCGGCGGAAAGATCAGTTCGGATGTGGGGTCGTGGCTTGGCACGGCCGCGGCCGCGCCGACCGTCGCGGGGATCCCCAAGGT